TTGTCACTAAAGCATACGACGTCATTACGCAATATCAGGGACATAAGGATTTTGAGGGGCATACTGTTAAGGCTCTCATAGAGAAGGCTGTAACGTCTCGTAAGGGTGCGCAGCTTGTTATAGGAAGGTCCGTCGACGAACGACAAACAGCGCTTATCTATCATGATAAGGAGGGCTTTATGCTTGTTGATTATACTGATATTAATCTGTCGACAAACCGCCTGACGGGGCTTGCACCGTCTGAGCGCGTGAGGCCATATGTTTGCAATGTTGTATATTCATGGTCATCCTTGAGCATCGACGACTACATGACATTATGTGATTGCATCGAAGAGCTGAATTATTTTGCGGTTGGGGAGTGGTTGTGATGGAGCTTGTGTGGGCTGTGTGGAACTTTTTTGCACGTGTTTGGACTTGGTATTGCTCACTAGGTCTGACCGGTCAAATAATTGTGTTTGTTGTGGCTGCTGTCTTGGGCTGGTTTATTAGTACGTATATTAAAGGTCGTAAGCGGAGGAGGTGACTGTGATGCCGTTTTATTCGAACGTACAGGCCTGGTGGGCTTTGGCTGCATGTTTTGTTTGTTTCGTGGCTGGTTTGTGGCTGGGCTGGTGGTATAGCAGATAGATGAGATGAGGCCGGTAGTTGTGATAGCTGCCGGCCTCTTTTTTATATACGAATTGTGAAGGAATTGTGAAGAAATATGAAAATAGGTGCATTAATTGACTGCACGTGATATGATAGTCATATCAATCAAAAAGATTGATGAAAATAAGAAAGGAAATGTTATGATACACTACAGTTTAGTTGAAACAGAATCGTCGACCGTTGATAAAGACACATTGTCAATCAAAAGAGAGTGCGATAATAAAATACAGTATATTCACGAATCTCTGAATAAACCCTCCTTTGATGAGGTTTTTGAAAAAGTTTTTATTAAGCATGCTGATGCGCCTCGTCGATATTTTGACGACGCTGCTCAAAACGTTTTTGGATTTGTCGACGAGCACGTCCTTATCAAAAACGGAATGTATTGCGGACGGTACTCACACCTCAAGTATCGCGACAATTACGCGCACATAAAAGAGATACTTGCAGATGCTGCACAGCATTATAAGCTACCGGAAATTTCGGAAGCGCGAATAGCATATCTCTTTGCGGCCGAAGCTCAAAAAGTAGCAGGTAGTGGGTCCTATGTGCATTCACGAGAAATTTCAGACGCGGTTGAAAATCAGCTTCGCACTGATGTGCGGAGTGTGCGTGAGATTTTTGAGGGTGCGACAATCTACTACAGGACAAGTCGTGCTAAAGATAAGATAAATAATTTTGATGATGCTCGTGTTGAAAAAATTACAGCAACTGGAGTTTTTGCAACTGTAGGGTACTGGGGGACGATGTCTTTTATTCCGTTTTCTGAAATTATCGGTATTCGGAAAGTCTCAGATATTTTGAGGCTGTCTCTGTATTACAAATATTCGGTAGCGGACTATCGTGATATGATTAATCGACTATAGCAGTATGCATAAAAATTGCCGGCAGCGGATAAAGCTGCCGGCGATTATATTCTAGATAGGAACTCGTCCGGGGGAGCCGTGACCGCCTGGCAGATAATTATAATCCGCCGTGATGACGGTCAGCCGGCAGGCTGCGTTCAGGACGATAGCAAAATTTACATGATTGCTCAGTAAGTGCGGACTAAAGTTTACGCCTGTCTGAAAAGCGGAAATATGATCATCATTATACAAAAATGCCATTTCGCTCTCAGTGAAACTTACAGAGAGATTGAACCCCCATCCCATTTGCGCGGTTTTGTTCGGATTGGATTGCGAAGCTGGAGAGCCATTTACGGTTGATACGTATTCCGTAAGCTGAATAGGTTTTCCGATTCCGCCCCACAGCCCGAAGCGTCCGTCGCGAGTCGCGTGCCAAATCAGTTTATCATAGTCGGGGGATGTATCTTTAAAACGTGAGTCTGGTGTCCCGTCCGTCCATGCGACAATTTTAATAAAATCGTCGTCCCAATTTTCCGTGCGCGCGGACTCGCTAATGTGTCCGCGGATGCTAAAATCGATGTGTCCACCGTTCGCGAGTATGAGGTTTCGCAGTTCGTAGGGTTCTATGACCGCATTCCATTTATTGTCAGAATATGCTCCGCGAAATCCAAACGAACTCCCAGCGAGGAATAAGCCTTGTGCTTCGGACAGGTCCCACGTTAGTCCAGTGTTGTTGTGTTCGTGAGGTCTCAAGACTGCGCCGCGACCGTCCCCGAGGATTTTGCCGGTCTTAGGGACTCGGCCTGTAATATAGTCTGGACGGTAGCTGATAATGCCCACGCATTCCGTGACCGCGCGTGCTGCACGATATTCTTTTTGCGATTTCATGTTACAAAAAATGACGGGCAGGATTTTAGTGACATCTTTGACTGCGCTGTTGAGCTGATTGCGAGTACTGTCGAGGCCGAAATCTGTAGAAACGACATAGCCGAAGGGGGGCAGTTTTTTTGCTTGTGCCTTGGCATCGTCGAGGTTGTCGTTGTTGCTTATTTTTTGCAGGATGCGGTAGCGTTTGATGTCTTTTGTTGTGCGGTTTGTAATATTACTTATGCATAAAAATACATACGGCTGCATATGATACCGTTCGATCAGGGCAACAACACGACCATAACAGGCCTCCGAACCGTCAGCAAGATTAATAATAATCAGCTGCCGTCCCAACGTTTTGAAGCATTCCTCCAAACTAATATTGAAACTGCTGCGCCCACCCGACGTATATGGATACTGTTTATATTTATGCCATTCCGTGAGATTAGCTACAGACCCGACCGGCTCGGACAATGCCGTCAAATCCTGCGGATCATACTCAGTACGCCCCAGATTATTATCCGCGTGAAGGACCGGCGTACCGTCACGCAACAACATCACGTCAACTTGCGGTATTATGTCATTGTCACGACAGTATGAGATACCTTCCAGAGAGTTTTCAGCAAAATTGCAGGCAGCATTCTGCGCACAAATAAGAAACCTTCTAAAAACTTGAGGCGTCAGCTCAGAAGCCTCTCCGGCAGACATATACGCAGCGATCTCTGCGCTAATATCGTCCGTGGATGCTTTCGCTTCAGCAATCCGCTGCGACAGGTTCGTCTCTTTTTCCGCGATAAGGTCGCTGTTCTGTTTTTCCGCACTCAGGGCGCGAGCAGTTTCCGCTTCCACAGCCCTGTTCAGATCACTGTCGGCATTCTGACGTGCAGCAGCCTCACTGCTAATACTCTGAGACAGCGTACTACTAATATTTTCTACGCGGCTGCCGAGGCCGCTCAATTGGTCTGCAACCTTTTTTGCATTCGCGTCGATTTTGTTGTTGTCGTTATTCCAGTCACCGCGAAAAGTTGGTTTATCGCTGTCACTGAAATTACTCAGCCCAAGGTATTGTGTCTGTTGCGAGCTTGACATAACATTTCAGCTTTCTATTACTTGTTTTCTAGTTTACTAAGACGGGCCTTCAGTTCCGCGATATCCGCCCTCAAGAGCGCGACTTCACTTGATGCGGCCGCCGCATTCTGCGAACTTGTTTTACTTTCACGCTGAATATCATAAAACGCATTGTCAATACGTTTCATATCCTCGTTATAATCGCCCAGCCACGTTGGTTTATCGGCGGCGTCAAACTGATTGAGTTTGATGTTGTCTGTTTTGCGGCTTGATGCCATGATTTTCCTCCTTAACTTTTTAGGCTGCTTGTAGCGTCAAATCAGCCTTGGTTGCAGTTGTTTTAATAGAATACTCAGGATTCCTTAGTGCTTCCAAATCGTATTTATCAGCTGAATATCCGAGAGCGTCAAACTCCCCAGCAGTAAAATCACACGCATCATATGCTGCGGCCGTCAACGCTTTCACACGATTCCGGTCGTACACATGCCCGGCCACGATTTCTACCGGACGCATCCCACCATGCGCCACATCATAACAGGAGCCGCCCTCCAGTCCGATAGCCTGAAGAGCTGCCTCATAGGCTTTCAGAGCGAGGGCACGGACCTCATCATTCTGCCCAGACTGCCGGTCAACTTTACTGCTGATTTCTTCAATAGCTTTATCTACAGCAGTTCTGAGCGTAACAATATCTGCATTCGTGTCATCCAAATGCTTTGCAAGCTCCTGGATAAGCTCCAAAAGCGTCAATCCATTACGATATGTATAAGGCTGCGATGTCGTGAGCTGCGACTGTAAGTATTTGTCGAGGATACTGCCTATCATATATACTCCTGTCCGCCGATACTCAGCGTGTCTGTTGTGTCATATACTTGTATAAAAAGGTCAGACAGCATTTCAATAATCATACTGTCTATGTTCAGTATAGCACGACGGTACTCCAAAACAGCGACCGCCCCGCTTCGATGTCGGCCGGTCGTGTGCTGGGACTGCGAACCAGACACTTGCGCGTGCTGGTAGTCCGTGGATGCGCTTGACTGTTCATGTGATTCGTCGGCACCGCTCGACGTTGTTGTACTACTTGTTGTACCATGTGTCTTATTTGCCCCAGTCGCATATTTCGCAAAATCATTTTCCACACCCGTCGCCGGGATTTCGCTGTTATAGGATTCGCTGTCCGATGTCCCCGATGCGGACTGCGAGGCTTTCTGTGTACTCGTTTTACTGGTCTCGGCTTTTGTGCGCCCCGAGGACTGTGTTTTCGTGTCCGAATCCCCACTGCTAGTCACATCCGTATCACTGAGGATGTCGTATTTGAGGGCTTCTGTCCGATATAACTCATTAAAATACGGTGCGCGCTCATTCATGCGCCGACCCAAATAAAAAAGGAACTGCTGAGGCGTTTCCGCTCCAATCTCCCTGAGAGCATAGTGAGCAAGAATCTTCCGATTCAACGTTTCCCTGTGCGATTCATCATATAGTGGATAATACTTATCCGATAAATGTAGCATGTCATCCGTGTCGTACCCTTGTGCTATCAGCTGCCCTAACGTGATAGTGTAATCCGCCTTCAAACCAGGCATAGCCAAATCTTCATACTGCCCCATTACTCATCACCTTTCATATCCATCAGATAATCCATGTCCACGAGGCCCTCCTCATCAACACCGGCCCACTGAACCTCTAAATTCCGGAACGCTTCCGGATTCCACGTTTTCAGCATATCCACAGCCTGTTGACGGGCAGTTATTGCATCCTGACGCCACAAATTCACGCGCTCTGTGGCCTGGTGAACCTCATCGCGCACCATCCGCTCCCGCTTGGAATCCGTGTTATTCGCAATACCCAAAAAACCTAAAACCTCATTAAGGCATTGAAGCTTATCTTCCATAAGCTTATCCGCATTATGCGGCGCAAGATTCGGCAGTATTTCAAACACCTGCGTCGGATCCATACTCCGATCCACAAGGACCTTAGCAACACCCTTTTCCACGTCTTTCAGCAGATTCTGCACGCTCAGCCGATTTTCCTCACCCGTCCTGATGATCAACGGAAGCGTTTGATTCTGAATATTCACGTCCACTGCCCTATCTATAAGAGCAAACCTGCGGGCGTACAGTTTCACAATATTAATGAGGCTACTCCTGCTTGCGGATGCAAAAACAGGCACCGCATCCCGTGCAGTCACCTCATCATGCATATACCCGTAACCACTAGCAATAACCGGCCTAAACACAGTCGGATTATGATACACATTATATCCAGCTTGCTGAGCGTACGGCAAGAACATGAAACGACCGTACGCATAATCATAATAGAACACGCCGCTGCCTTCCTCAAAAAGGACTTGCTCTATCCACCGGCCCTCGATGCCGTCAGGCAGGCCAGTCCACGTAAATCTATTAAGAACAAGGATACGCATCAGGTCATAATAGGTCGACTGGACTGTCTGTAGATTCAAGTCAACATTATTGTCCCGGTAGCCGATGTTCTGCCGTTCCAGCTGTGAGGCTCGTGTTTCTTTTTTATTACTCATAGTATGATTCTACCACAGGCTCATTATTACCAAGATCACATACGCCAATCAGGCGCGGATCGTGCCATACAGTGACGCCTTTTTCAAAGATGCCACGTATGGTCATGCGCTGCTCATTCGTCATATGGGTACCCTTAAGGTAGCATTCAGCCATCTTCCAGTACTCGAAATTCGTCATACATGTTAACCGTGGCGTCATAAAACGCTGCACGTAATACCCATAGCGTAAGAAATACTCACCGACGGTTTTCATCGCGGTTCTACTGATCTGCCGATACTTAATCTGGAAACCAGTCAAATTATGTGAATAATTAAACGTGTTCCCACCGCTGTTGCCAACTACGGACGGAGGGATGACCTGTGAATCCTGAACTTGCGCGTTAATCGCGGCTATTGCATTCTGATAATCCCCTTTAGCAGCATACTGGGCATATCGGGCGTTCGCTTGCGATGATTGTAAATTATACCGATTTTCAATATCTCGCGACTGGGCAGAGCTTGCGTTCTGTGCTGATGCGGTCGCATTATTCGCCAATACATTATTTACGCCGTTTGCTGCCCCGGCTAACGCGCCGAGCGGGTTGCCGGACGCAAGACTGCCCACTACTCCGATACCCGCACCGATTCCCGTATGCATGTTCTGAATACCGGTAACCGCGTTCCTTGTGCTGATGTCGTTTGCTGTCTGTGCGGCGGTGCGCTCTCTGGCGAATGCCGCCTGCGTCAGGCTATTGTTGATTCCGGCCTCGGTTTTTCGATACGCCCATCCGGCCGCTTCACGTTGATAAGCTATCTGATGGGCGTGCGTTTGCAAATACAGTTGACCGTTATCGTTAACGATGGTGAATGTCGGTAAAGTGGCGAGCGTGATGCTGGCGTCCATGAATTCGCCGGACAGTTCCAGTTCCATATCGTCATTAGCTTTTTTGAAGCTGTGGTTACGCGTAGGATCGGTCTTGTTGTATGACTCCACCCATGCTTTGATCATAGGGTTTGGTGCTATCCACTGGCCTGCTATGATAAGTCTGAAGCTTGTCGCTGATTGAAGCAGCTGAGGCTTTAAGATGATAGCGTCACCTTCGTTGTTAGTGATTTCAATACTAGCATACGGGTAAGTTAAGAGTTTTTTAAGATTTTTATACCGTTCTGGAAGCTGGAAGTTACTACGCCAGTCGGTGATTTTTCGAGTTAGGCCCCATTGAGGGCTTATCCTCCCCGATAATTCGGTTAACCAAGAAGAAGCACCTCCTCGTCCACCGATAAGCTCATACGTCTTACCGTGATCGAGAATTCCACGAGGAAGCGGCGGCACAGCATAAATCATCTGAATACCGTTTGCCACAATCGGATAGTTATTTAAGGCGCTCATGAGCTTAGTAAGGTCGTGTGCGTCTGCCATGTAGGATATCTGGCAGCCATTGGGCATATTATCAGCATTACTCCCTTTTGCTGTGTAGACTCGCGGTGCGTTTGTCGGCCCCGGATCCCGGGACAGGTCAATACTGCTCACAATAATCGCGGCTGGCTGAGACCATCGCCGAGTACTATCGTTGTAAAAAATGGAGTAAATACTATCAGTCGTTACGGAATAGTCACTGCCAAGGTCGAGGCCTTCCGGTAAGTCTAGGAACCCTTTACCGTTATGTGCCATTTCATAGCAGCTTTTATTAGCAATGCCGACATGCCCGCGCTCGATAAAGCTCTGCCCAAACGTGATATTAAACTGATATGTAGTCCACACATCCAGTTCAAGGCTGATTACAGACTGCATCTCACTGACGTACTTAGCGTCCTCGATAAAATAATAGTAATACTGCCGGTAATCCGGATAATCATTAAAAGCTATCAGATAGTTATATTCCTGCACTTGAGGATACGGCAGGGGGAGTCTGACTGGCTCGCCGTACTTATGCATGACTGCATTCTCAAACTCTATGCCCTGAAGGCTGTGGAAGTATTTTTCCCGCTCTTGTGACGTCTTAAAGGCGACGATATCTCTATAGGTAGAGTCCCAGTCCACATTCACCAGTTTGAACCGTGTATTTGGGGTCCATGTCGCGTATGTAAAAAAATTATGAGCCATACCGGTATTATATCACTTCTACCATATACTGCTGGAACAGGCCACGGTACTGGTAATCCTCATACGTGATTTTTTGTTGAAAGTACATAAGTTTAATACGACGGACAATATCATCACCGCGGACAATAAGCGGCCACCTATGCCCCTGGTCCGCAATACTCGTATACTCCTTCAACTCGGCCGGATGATAACCGGAGACGTGAATAAGCCTGCGCCCATCATCTGCCGAATATGAAGATAGATGCAGTATACCAGCCTTACAGTGAACTGTGAACATGTAGTCCAGCTTTTTCTTATCAATCTGCCGGATGCCATTAGCATCCTCATCATAAAAATTATTATTAATAGCATAATCTGCATACTCCGGGTCCACAGCTTCAATAAACTGGCCTAACCTAGTTTTCCGCGCGGCTTCCCGAAACCCTTTTTTCTGCGGAAACTGCACGCCGAGAAAACCATTATTATACGTATGAACTTTCCCATCATCAAACATCCTCACATTATATTGCGCAAAAAACGGGTTAGCAATCTTAACCGCATTCGATACCATAAACAAGCGGACCCTATCGTGATACCTATCCACTGTAAGATAGAAATTCAGGAGGATTCGCGGCTCGTTATGCAGATACCTGTTATCGTCCGGCAGAAACTCATCATAAATAATATAATCCACATTATTATAACTAATGGATTTAGTTGCACTAATCGTATTCAGATCGAGGAAGGTGACGCAGCGCTTCCACTGTGGACGCTTTACCTTGCCGTTTTTATCTTTTTCCGGCTTTTGAGCCACATATCCAAACTTGCCTTCCACACGAAAAAGGAACTTAGGAAAAAACTCGGCAATATTATCAAAGTACTGTCGGCGCGTCTCCTCTGCTTCCTGTTTCCATCTGCGAATAACAATAGTCTCCCGACCTTCCTTAAGAAACTTTTGCAAACAAAACCTGATGCAGGAGAATGTTTTACCGATACCGCGCGCACCGACGAACATATACCACTGACAATTCAACGATAAAGCATCTTGGACATGAAACATGTCCTCATCTTTAATAACAATACCACTCATAAATATCTCCGTATCTGCCAGCGAGCCAATCCCATCTGTTGCACGGCATGGCGTGTCTGCGGCCCCATACCACCACCATGCGACCACGTTTCCTGCGTGTTCCTTTTAAACATTTCCACATGATCAAAAGCTGCCGTATACCCGTTAGAATGCCAATCCAACAGCAATAGATCGCACGGCTTAGCCCTACCGACGGCCGCGGCCGCGCCTGCGCTCCCGTTTCCGGATGCAATAAGCGTACCGCGCCCGCACTGCTGGCCGGTCCACGTGCCGACGTTGATGCCGACGGTCATGTATGCCTGATAGACGGTACTGGAGCAGTCTCCATATCCGCTCCTGTCCGACTGGAGGCGTCCTGCGCCTTGCGAATATCGGAGTTTACCAGCATGTCGCTCTTCCCAGCCGAGAATACTGTTATATTTAGCTTCCGGTCCGCTCGGTGGCGCGGGTGGCGGTATAGGATTATTATGCTCATCCACAATCTGGCTATCGTCTTGCTGTCCGGCTATCGTGCTAGCGACATAATTGCCGCCCGGTTGCCGGTAATACATGACCTGTTTATCGCCATCAAATCCCTGAATAAGGTTACCATATCCAGATATGTGGAGGCTCCGCGGCCTGTCCGGCGTTGCTGCTGAACTGTCTGCGCCGGGATCCCCGCCGGGAACATCCGGTACAGGTGCCGCGCCGCCCGACTGTCCGAAATTAGGAGGAGCACTGTGACTATCCCATGAGGCAAGTAGCCCATAAGCCGTGTTATATCTGTTAGAATAGTGACCGAGAACCCTATTATTAAGAATAGCCTGCTTCAAGGCTTCCAAACTTGCGGACGGCCCTACCGTGCGCATAGCCTCAAGAGCATATTTAGGGCCTTGATGCCATGCTGTCATAAACATGATACGCTGCTTCACCAGCCCGGCTGGATAGCCCTGCTGGTCACACACTTTCTGGTAGCCATTAAAGTCTTCTTCCCATTGATTCTGCTGGGCTTGATGGTTCATGCTCCTGGCTGCCCAGTTGCGCCACGCCTGAGCGCCAATAGAATCAATGTAGTAGGCGGGCCACTTCACGTTATTTGCTTCCACATGCCCAGCCAGAGCCGGTGCTGCGGCTTTGAAGCTGTTCCATCCGTCGAGGTCGGCTGCTTTGCATTTGAGGATAAGATTGTATGCCCTGTTCCCGTACCATTGCATCATACCCAGTGTGATAGGGTCGCGCATGTTCACGGCCTGCCAGTTGTGATTGGATTCTACGCGGCCGATAACGTACATGGCGTACATGCTGAGGTTGGACATGCCTTTTATTATACCAAAAAGCCCCTATCTCTGGGAGATAGGGGCTTTTCGGAGCAATAAATTACATGTTTTCAGGGTTTAGGAAATATATGTGTATATTTCATTGTCCAGTATACCACTATTTCTGTTTTTCCGCTAGGAGCGAAAGAAGTGTTGTCATAGCTTTAAGCGCTTCGGCAATATTGTCATCTTTTTTCGCAGAGTCCAAGAGGACTCCAAGATTATTATTTACACCGTTCGCTGCACTGTCGATACCGGTAAGCCGGTCCTGCGCACGAACCCCGTCAATGAGAATACCCCAGACGCGCTGCGCTATCCTGTTAACATCGTCATCAGTCACTATATCACCCCCTTTAATACCAAATATGCGGTTCCAGTCGTTCTTAGTCCCGTAGAATTTATTGAGGTCGAGGTTTCCACCCCAGCCTATCAGGCGGCCGGTAGAAGAGTACTGTCGTATTGCACAGGCGTACGCTTTATCGTTCCATGGCTGCGTCTGGTATCCGGTTGGCCGGTTATTCGCGTACTGGGCTACCCACAGGGGGTATCCGCAGCCGCGGAAAAATCTCAGCAGCGAGGCGCTAAAATACAGGCCGGGCATCTGGCCGGACAGTGACCTGATGCGCGCGAGGAAGACGCGACACCAGTTCCACATCTGACTGTAGTTTTTGTTATCGCGTTCTTCCCAATCGAGGAACAGGGCCGCCCTGCCGGCATACTGTCGCGCTTGTGCCCAGAACGCGTCAGCCTCTATTGTCGCATCTTTGCCGCCCGCGTAATGATACAGTCCAAGCAGTTTACCGGACTGTAATACTTGGTCTGCCCATTGTTCCCAGAAAGGATTGACAACCCGCGTGTCCTGCGTGATTTTGATAATCACAAAATCGCCAGGCAGTCGTCCAGGCTGTATCCCCTTCTGGTGAGAGGAAATATCATATCCTTGAAGCATTAGAGTGCCTCAACAGCCTTGTGCAATTCTTTGAGAGCGTTATCAATGTCGGTCTGCTTAGCGTCCGTAGTTTTTTCTTCCGCAAGCTCAGGCCGCGATTCTGCTTCCACTGTTTGAGTCTTCTCAACAATTGGATAGGTAGCGTATTTCTTTTTAGCTTCCTGAAGCAGCATTTCTTCGCGGATCGTCTGCGCTATATCATACTTTTTACGAGCCTCCTCGGTGAAATTGTTTGGTTTCCACCATGCCCACAATGATGCAGCTACCGTGCAGATATAGGATACAGTGCTGGTGATATCAGCCGCGTCAGCCTTTATTGGAGACAGACCCCGGGCGGCGAGAATCTGATTAATACCAGCAAGAGCGGCGAATACGAGCGCAGTAATCAGTGTGATTGTGCGGGCAATGGTGCCGCTGGTAATTCGTGGTGTTTCCATGAGAGGTTAATCCTTTCTGTTTGTTTTTTTGTAAATATTATGAGAGTAATCCCAATCGTCCAAAAGAGCCCTTTGCAGATATTCCTTTTTCAGCTGTTCTACTCTCACGTGTCCGTATGAGTTGCCGCCTTTATTAATATACTCTTCGCCTTTCCTGAGAAGTTCTTGATGCATGAACCGAGACTGAGGTTCCTGCTGGATTTCCTGCCTAAGGATACTCAAGTTTAGGTTTTTTACTGTCTGTTCTAGCTGATCAAGTCGGCGACTGACTGATTGTCCTGTTGATTGGAAGCGTTTCTGCCACCACGCGATAAATATATTGACTACGTTCATTGCAGTGACGACAATGAGCAGAAGAGTATAAACATCGGCTAACTGTATAGGCATCATATATACAAGAATACCTCCCACGTGAGACGTAAGAGGTATCCTCGCAGTAATTCCAGTAATTAATCAGAGAAAGGAAATTCAATTATGACAACCACAGATTCCTGCGGTCCACTTCCCTATCATACCATTAAGCTACCGTGATGTCAACATCAGTTTCCGATGCAAACATTGTCACGTGGACAGTACTCTTACCGGCCGCCTTTCCGGTCAGCCTACCGTACCTGTCCACCGTAACGCTCGTACCGGACTTAACCGCGTATTCGGCGATGTTGGATACGTCGGCCTGCTGGCCGTCTACCATCTTCGCCAGAACCGTAATGCGACCTTCGCCGTTCACGTGCACGGTAGGAGCTTTAGCAGTCAGCGCGGTTACCAGTGCCGGCATGAAACCAACAACACCTTTACCCTTCACAGGAAGCGTGAGAGCATTGGAAATTTCGGAAGGTACTTCCGGATGGGCCGGATCAATATACGTGGCTTGAGCGGTCACAATGAGTGTGCTGTTCGGTTCGTCCATACCAACAACGAGGTCACCGTTCTCACTGATATAAGTGTACTGCGAGAGCTGCCGTTCCGCTTCCAGCTTATACGTGACCGCAGTCGGCTTGTAAGTAGCTGCATCAGCATTACTGATTTCCACATCCGCATGCAAACGTGCGATACCACCGCGCTCTACATGATCAAGAGCGGTCGGACTGCCATCGGCAGTAACAGATGCAACGAGTGTCGGCTTTGCAGCCTTTACACCTTCAGGCTCAACAAGCGTTGTCTTGGTACCTTCACCGGTCCACAAAAGAACAGCAGGAGCGAACAGGCTGACCGAGTAGGTGGCCCAATGGTGCAACCAATAATTGTACTGCATCAAATTCGGATCGAACAGGCTAAACTCTGCCGGCGGCAGATTGTCATAAGCAACAAAGAAATTGCGTGTAGTCAGGATGCACTGATTGCCCTGAATACCGAAGTCACCTTCATTAACGGTAATAAAACGGCTTGGCATCTGAGCTTTATCCAAATTGAAGATAGGAGCAAGCCCTTCCACGTCGATTGCTGCCTTGACGGCCGGACTGCCGAAGATCACAAGATCCTGCGGGCGCGCCGCCACTGGCATATGTGCCGCATTATAGTCAGAGCGCGGTTTGACGCACATTTCTGCCGCATACTTGCGCAATTGACGCAGCAGTTTACGAGCACTTGTCTCGCTAACATCGTCACCGGTTACGTCATCTGTGTGAACACGGTAATACCCGCCGCGCTTAGCGTACTCGACGAACATGCGTGTCATCTGATTGTATTCGTCAATCTGATCAGACTTAATGAGTGAGGCCATCTGTGCTGAAATCAGCTGAGCAAGACCAGTATCTGTGCGGAATGCGGTGCGCAGGTCCTGCTGGCGGACGCTAATCTTGTACTTGTTGCGCGAATTGATGGTGTGGTAGAGGGCTTCCAGTGGTACCTGTTCGGTCCCCCACAGATCTTTTTCGCTGGTTTCTTCGTTGGAATTGTAAGCCTGTGCTTTGACCAGTCCGAGCTGGATTTCTTCCATGGTGCTGCCGTACATCATGGCTGCACGCTTGAATTCAGCGAGCGGATTATTCCACAGGCTCTCATTAACATAAGTTCGTCCAATACGATTAATGAGCGCATTGTAGAACTGGTTGATGAACGGCTTTCCGTCGTTGTCTACGCCAGCGTGAAGCAGGTTGTCGAGCGCTTCGCTGATGTGCGCCTGTGTTGCTTCGGGAATGCGCTGCCTGTAGGATTCGGTTGCGCCTTCGCGAATGTAGTTGAAGATATCCGCATTGTTGGTCTTGCGGAAGTTGGCTATAGTGTCTGCCATGTTTTATCCTTTTTTATATTTGGTCGTATGGTGTATGCGGTCCGGACAGCTGGCCGCCGAACATTGAAGCGAGAGTGATACCCTGTTCGTTTTTGGACTGTGTGCCGTTGAGGCCGGTGTCCTCATTATCAGCGTTCCTGTTGTTGAGCAGTTTCTGCATTTCGGCAATAGCCCGTGACAAGAAATCGATTTTTCCGGTCAGTTCATTGAGCTGCGCCTGATTGCGTGCGGCGTCAGACTGTGTTCTTAGATGCTCATCGTCGTGAGCGTCTTTCTGCTCACCGTCCGACTGCTGATCCTGAGGATTTTTGTCCTCGGAATCTTTGCCCGCATTCGGCTTACTGTCAGGTTTGGTAGTGTCTGCCATGTTTCTCCTTAAAAATAATGCCGCAGTGCTCGCTTTCGCGGCCTGCGGCTATGTAAAGTGAGACAATATTATAATATCACATTCCAATGATAAAATTGAGCTGCCGCCGCACGTTCATAGTGTTTACTCCGGCTGACGCAGTTATGCTTCAGTATTATAAAAGCCTCACTCACTATTATAGCGTAATCATGCTACCGTCGCGCGCCTCTAATGTCGCACCTTCGATAAACCTGTCATAATCTGGTTTTTTAAGAGTGTTCCCGGACAGGCAGACATGCGTCCTGCCGTCCATTAATTGCATCGCGTATTTGTGAATGTCAAGGATGCGGAGTTTATTAAATTCTCGTTCTATCTTAAAATCCCCCATTTTCTTACTGATGGGCACATCCAGCTCTTCCGTGGACACAATACTATCCGTATCTGCATAAATAACTTGTTCCCTATATTTCTTAATATAATAGAGGAGCCGTTTACGCGCATACGCGTTCACGAAAGAAGGAAGGGGAATATATGAGTAAAAATCCTGTTGAGGCGCGTCATATGGCAGCCATTCCACGCCAGCATTATCCTTAAGTTTTGGTCCTAAAAGTTTACCGCTCATATATGCACCATATCGTCCTATGGCCGCATTAAGCAATCCTTTTTCCACTACACTAACATCCGGATCTAATGCCTTTTTCGCATACCTGGGAAGAATAAAATTATTAAAGAACCCCCTTACGGTTGCAAATTTATATCCACCTCTATACTCGCCAACAAAAAACTCATAATTCTCTTTCATTAATTCTATATCCACATCCGTCAATAAGAGTTCTACGAATCCATTTGAATCCAATAACCTTAAGTTTCCGCCCCAATCGCGGCGGAAATCAGGGAGGAACGGTATGCCGTCTTTTTTAACACGCAGTCTGACAAACATGCGCTGCATATACAAAGGCCGGAAACTATCATACTTATACTTGCCTTCAAACGATATCGGCGCACGGCTCGGCAACAGTTCCTCGCTCATACATGCCGGATACAAAGAATTAATATCATATGAATACCCATGCCCGTACTCGCCCTTATTCGCGAACATATAGCCACCTGCGTAAGCCGGCCGCATATCAGACTGCATATCCAAAGGTAGCGGAGGAAAATACCGGCACCTTTTCGGACACTCTGCATCAATAAGACTTACCGCTTGCGAACCTATTGTTGGCTTATCTACTTCAGCTTTCTCCAACATGCGCATATAATCAACCAGTTCCAGCGATGCGCGACTGCCACGATATAGGTTCATGATGTTATAGAGTGCGTATGTGTATCCACGTTTCTTCCACTTGAGAGTGACAAACCGCCCTTTCGTTGTCACTATGCAGGAAAAGCTGGATTCACCGGCGCGCGACGACCGTACATACCCGTGACGCAACAACGTAAAAACAATATGATCTACGACTCGCATTTCGCCTACCGTATAGACAATAACGTTATCGCCGAGCTGCTCTATATAGTTAACGATGCCGCGCCGGCCCACCGAATTGCCCTGACAATCAATAATAGAGAAAAGCTCTGACTGTTGCTGCGTTACTGCTGCTAATCTAATCATAATTACCATTAATAAGTGTCGTAAGACGTGTTTCCAGCATATCGCGGGCACGTCCATACACATAGTCATTAAAGACCATTTCGTGCGTATCAAGGTCTGATATTGTGTAATCGCGCAGTAAATCGTTAATACTGCTGCGATTCATCACATTCCACTTCTCCTCATACGATAAACTATTCCAATCCTTCAACAAATCAGGGGCGATAAGCTCCAAACGTTCTTTGACATATTCGTCATTCCGCTTAAATTCACGGGAATTCTCCCAGTCATAGGAATTCATGATACCGCGCAACCGATCCTTAATTTCATCTTTCAGCACACTGTCTGGCATGTCCATCTCACCAAGGAATCCTTTCCTACGGAACTCCCACACATCCGCACTCCCGGCATGCTCATACAGTTTGAAATGTTCTTCAATACTCTCCGGATTACCTTCCATACGAGAGCGCTCTTGTTTAGAATAATATTCTGCTTCAATATGGGCGGCCGCTTTTTCCATGCGCCGCGCCCTACGCAGCATACGGGCACGCTTCCTGCCATCGTAATAACGCGCTTCATCGTACACGGCATCGATACGGTCAATATTAACTTCCTTAAGATGATCCAAATTAGACACGCGAGGAGCATACGGACCATACAGGATAGCATAATCCCTTTTCGACGCACGATAATACGGGATATCGGTGAATGATGTCTCTTTAATGCGTTTGCGGGTAACCTCGCCGCGCTGCTTCCACTTTGCGGCCACTCGACCGGCCAGTTCATTAAGCTGAACATGGTTCATCTGGTCGATTTTACTGTAATCAATATAGCCGCGCCTTTTACGCTTTTGAGCTGCGTGGATTTTTTTAATCCGTGCTTTTTCTCTCCGTTGCCGTGCATTCTTGCGTGCCATAAAAGTAAACCTCCCGCCTCTTGCTGAGGCGAGAGGCATACTAACCTATACTATATTATTTTTTCAGACCCTTAGTATCTACCGAGAGCTGATAGAACCGGTGAGTGCCCTTACCTTGCCGCTGTTCCACCTTGAGAGGAAGCATATGGTGAGGCCAATTCTCCGGAGAGCCAAATGTCGCAATAATTGTCTTGATACTGCGGACGATAACATCTGATGCGAATGCGACAGCCGTATCGTCATCGAGCAAGAGTATCGTGCGAACGCCGTCAGAAATTTCGCCGGTCTCTTCATCGACAAACTGCGCCTGCTGGAAAATCACATCAGTGACATTAAGTGTCTTGCCAATATAATCATTGGCTGACTGAGCGTTCTGTATAGCATTAAGATTCTTGACCTTTCCTTCGAACGTAGACAGGTCAACGGTGCTAATACTTGCACCAGCTCCGCCAACGAAGGAGAGTTCATTATTAATTGTTTTCTCTATTTCTGTAGACATGATTGTATCCTTTCTATGAGTTTGTTTGTCTACTTTCCATCTTCAACGCGCCGAACATCGGCTTGCCGAAGAAAGTCTTCTAATGACATGAATGCTACATAATGGTGCTGGACAACAGCATATATAGTTATCGTACTATCATTATATTTTTTACGGAGAATTTTTTCTGCACGCTTCTCATCCGTATTACGGACGTCAAGCATTGAGCTGAAATCTTCCACATGGTTTCCATTAAGTTTGTAACCTATGCATTCCCACCGAGAAAATTTGCGTTTGATTCGTATACCCATGTTTTCCTTTCTGTTTATATAAAGTCTTTTTCTATCGTACCATCTGGATCGTACGTGTCAAGTATCTTAACGAGCTCGGCATCAACATTGTCGAACACACCTTCATACTCCCATTCGAAGATTGAGTTCCTGAGCGTGACAGTAAGTTCAACAATATTGCGCCGCTGTTCATCAGACACTTCCTCTACATCTGTCATTTCGTCACCCCCTTTTTTAAATCTTCAAAAAAATTATAACTAAACCGGGAACCGTCTAATCCATCTTCAACTTTTTTAAAACCAAAATCATAGCAAAGAGGACGCCGATGCGGAGTAAAGCGATATATCCAATATTCGTCCATATAATCTTTATGCCTTTCCAGCCATGATCCGTCAGTAAAGATTATGCACAAATCTAACGGAATTCCCGGCGCGCGCAACTGTTCATTATAGTTAATGTTAGCAATATCTGCAAACTTCTCCCACAACGTGGCAGCTTTACCGTCGAGAGTACCGACCCAATCAACTTCCGCTGTCGTGTGATCGCTTACTTCTATTGCCCGAATTGTCTCAACATACAAGTTTTTCATAATATTTCCTTTCTGTGAACTTGTACTTTTATTATACTACGCCTTTTTCTTTTTCATACGGTGCGTCGCAAATCCTTAACAAATTCTTCACATCTTCAAGATGTTCCGTAACTCTCACGCCATGAAGAATCTGCCTCAAATCCCCCCAGTCATCACCCAAAATATAACAGTAAATGACCCATGCGACCATTTTATCCCAATCGACAGTCCGCCCGTCAAGCTGGATAAAATCTATCGTACTATCCACCTTCCATCGATCCGCACTATATTCCTCATGGTCTATTCGAGCAATATGGTGAATACGCTGACGTAAAGCGTCATTACGATATTTGGACACTTTCATAAGAATCCAGATAGCCTGCTCAGCCCGTAAGCTGGGACAGCCTTTATGCCACCGGGGCTTAGCATAACCGCGAAAAAGACTCTTATATGATTCCTTTTCCGTCCAATCGCCCCACACATCAACACTATAGTCACGTAAAGGCTTGCCAATCTTAATCCCCATAACCGCTCATTTCTGTTAAAAACTGTCGTAAATCTTTCGTGCAAT